ACTGGCTGGAGGTGGTGGAAAACCATCTGCTCCTAAATTCAGTGCATCGCATCCATCAGGCCATTCCAAAACTGCAAAAGTACTGGGTATTAAATAATGGCACCTAAAGCACTTTCCCCAGCAAAAATTAATCCAATAAAACTTTTAGGTGGATCATCTTTTGCTGCAAAAAAAATATCAGTAGGTGATTTGCAAGACGACAATATTACTGTACCCAAAAAAGATTTAATAGTTATCAAGACGCAAGTTATAAAAATTAAAGATTTGGTTAAAAGTTCTACACTTTTGAAAAGTGCAGAAATTGAAAGAAAAAGAAAGGAAGGTGAAAAAGAAAGGTTTTCAAAAAAAGAACAAGAATTGGAAACGCCCCAAAATAAGGAAGAAGGTGGAAAAGAAAAAGTACCATCACTTCCTAAACTTGGATTTTTGGATAGAATTAAAAAATTCTTCTTTAATGTTTTACTTGGTTATGTTGTAGTTAGATTATTACCTCATGTAAATAAATTGCCCAATATTGTAAAGACTATTGGATCGGCAATTGATTTTGGAACGGATCTTGCTTTAGGTCTTTTTAATGGTCTTGTTACTTTTGTTGATTGGGGATACAAAGCATATGATGCAACCCGTGGATTTATAAAAACAATCGGCGGAGATAGTACATTAAAAGTATTTGATGCATTTAATGGTGCTGTAGGAAAAGTAATTGAAGCGGCAATCATTACATCAATAGCTATTGGAAGTCAAGGAGATGGGGGTGTCCTTGATATTGGTATGGATATGCTTACTGATCGCCTGATGAAAAAGGGCGTTCAACAGGCAGCAACTGGTGCCACTCAAGCAGCAGGAAGTGCTGGAGGAGGTGTAGGTCAAGCAGCAGGAGTGGGTGCTGGTGCTGCTGCAGGTATTATTGCCGGTGCTGGATTGCTTGCCTCTGCTCTTGGTGAAGGTGCATTCCAACTCAAAAAGATGTCAGTTGGAATGGAGCAAAGTGCTAAGAAATCACATGACAGTGAAAAAAATCCTTTGATGAAACCAATTCGTTGGTTAATGTATCAAGGTGCAAAATTTATTAGTTTCCAATTGGGGACAGTTGGATCTCTCCTTGATATTGTAGGAACTCCTTTTAGATATGCAATTGAATTGATTAGGTATCCATTTTTGGACGAAAAGGGAAAGAAGGAGCAGAATAAAAATCTTTCAAAGTTTGATGCAAGAATTAGAGAACAATTTAGAGAAGGTTTAAATGCACTTTCATTTGGAATGATTGGTGGAGGTGGTAAAGGTTCTTGGGGAAGTTTGTTTGGCGAAAAGGGTACAAAAGGAATGGGTTATGCTGGCGGAGGATCGCCAGTAACAAGGGGAGGAAAAGTTCAAGGTGGCGTAAAAAGAACTGTTAAAAAAGCAAAAAGATCTGTAAAAGTTCAAGCACCGAAAGTTAGACCAGGTGCTTCTGTTGGTGGAGAGAAAAAAATTGAAAAAGTATTTCCAGAAAACAAGGACACGACTAAAGTAAATCCTCTTGGTTATATGAAAAAATCTTATGATACCTTATCATCAACTTCGGGATTTGGTGGATTATTTGGAATTGCATTAAAAGCACAACTTGGAGAGAAACCAAGTGATTTGGACTATAAAATTGCTGCATCAGGACTGAATGCTTGGATGCAGAATAATCTTGCAACAGGTGGAGCATTTGCTGAGGGTGGTTCAGTGGATGCTGCAATGTTTGGTAACAGTGAAGATATGAAAAATGTGATTGCCAAATCTTTAGAAGAAACTATTTCTAAAAAAGTTGATGATGCTATTAATAATTTGATGAAGCAGTTGGGGTTAAAAGAAGGAGAAAAGAAAAGTGATGATAAGAAATCTGGTCCTGATGGTGGAGGAGGCGAATTTGAGGTTGGGCCAGCAGGAACAAGTGGAGATAAACTTACAATGGCTAGAAATTTGATGAGAGATTTGGGATTAACGGCAGATCAAGCAGCAGGTATTGTTGGAAATATGGACGCTGAATCTGGAGTTGAGAATGCAAGAGTTCAAAATACACCACCTGGAACAAAGGGAGTTCTTAAAGTTGATGATAGAACTGGATATGGAATTGTTCAATGGACTAGTAGAGGACGACAACAAGCTCTTGCTGATTATGCAAAGTCTAAGGGTGCGGATTTAAGTAAACCACTTTCAATGGATATTGAGTATCAATTTTTTCTAAAAGAATTCAAAGGTAAATATGGTCATGTTTTGAGTCAAATAAAACAAGCACCAGATGTAAAAACTGCATCAACTATTTTTATGCAACAATATGAAGTCCCTGAAGGACATAAAACAGAAGCAAAAATAATGGAAAGATATAATAAGTCTAAACCAATATATGATAAACTTGCTAAAGGTGAAGGAAAAGCAACAGAAGGTCCTGGAACTTATATTGGCGATCCTGATGGCGTTGCAAATATTAAGGGTGGAAAAGCATTTCCTTTAATTAAAGGTCAAATTGGAACAGGTCCCGGTCAAGTTTATGGAGCCTCAAGAGATTATGGGGGTCATGCTGGTGTTGATGTTGTTGAAAAACCCCCCTGGGGAAAAGATCCAAGAATTCCAATAGCTGCTTATTCTGGGGGAAAGGTTTTATCTGAAAAATATAATGCTAATGATCCATATCTTTCTGGGTTGATGATTGATCATGGAAAATTTCAAACAAGATATTTACACGCAACTCCCTCTGTTCGCCCAGGAGATACTGTTCAACCCGGACAAAAAATAGGAAAACTTTTGAATCTTGGTGGGCAAACACACTTACACTTTGAGGCATATCAAGGAAGTACAAGATTAAATCCAACAAAACTTCTTCAATCTGCATACTTAAAAGGTGGAAGAGTTTTGAAACCCACTCTTGCAACTCTTGCCGAGGACGGAAGACCAGAATTCGTTTTTGATGCCGATACTACCAGAGGTCTTGATGGTATGGCACCTCTTCTTTTAGAAAAATTAAATGTTGCAAAAACAAAATATCAAATTTCAAACATTTTAAAAACATATGCTGGATATGAATTTGGTGCAGAGAAAGTTGTTGAAGTTCCAACTGCTTATTCACAACCAACGGTAGTTCCTGTACCTGTTCCTATGGGAGGTGGCGGAATGTCTGGTGGTATGAGTGGTGGATCTTCGGATTCAAGTTATGATTCGTTATACATGTAAATAGTAAGATGGAGATAAAAAATTAAATGGCAGATCAACCATTAAATGTAAGACAGGTCAGAGAAGTTGATATCTCTGAATGTATTATCATTGCAAACGACCAACAAAAGAAAAAAGATATAGTTGATGCAATTACTGACATCTATTATTATGAGAGTATTCTTCAGGAAACACTTCGCGTATCTGCAATTTATGTTGATACTGGAAAATCTGTAGAATCGGGTGGTGTAAATAAAACCATTTTAGAAGGCCTTCCTGTTGTAGGGCAAGAGCAAACATCATTAAAAATGAAAGATGGTAATGGTGTGGAGTTAAAAGTAACTTTGTATGTGAATAAAATTACTCCGATGAGCCAAGATACTAAAAAATCTTTAGTTGGATTGGACTTCGTTTCTAAAGAAGGTATCTTAAATTATAAAGTTGCATTAAATACAAGATTTGATGGTAAGATATCTGATCATATCAATAAGATTCTCACTGATAAAAAATATCTCAACACACAAAAGAAACTTGATATAGAAGAGACTGAAAATACTTATAACTTTATCGGCAATCAAAGAAAACCTTTTTATGCCTGCGCTTGGTTAGCAAAAAAGGCAATCCCAAAAATTCCAAATGCAAAAGGAAATACTGCAGGATACTTCTTTTATGAAACATCTGATGGATTTAAATTTAAATCCTTGGATGGTTTGTTATCAGAAAATGAACCAGGAAGCGGAAATAAAAAGAAATATAAGTCGTTGATTTATAATCAAACTCCTGATGGTGGTGGTGGAAGTGTTCCTGCTGGTTATGGTAAAATTTTAGAACATAATGTTAATGATGTAAGTGGAACTGCTGAATCAAAATTACAAATCGGTACTTACTCTGCACGAACAATTCTATTTGATCCATTTAATTGTTACTACGAAGTTATAGCACCAAATTCAAAAGAATTTGAAAAAAATCTTCAACTTGCAGGAAAAGAACTTCCAAAATTAAATCCTGAATTTAATCAAGATGAAAAGAATAAAGATTTTTCAAGAACTCAATATATGTTGATTGATAAAGGAGCATTACCAACAGGTGATACATCACAGCAAATATCAAAATCAAAAGAACCAAACTTTGATCCAAAGAATATTTTAAATCAATCAACGATGCGTTATAATCAGTTGTTTAGTACAAAAACTGAAATTACTATTGTTGCAGACTTTAGTTTACATGCGGGAGATTTAATCTTTATTGATTCGCCAGAACTATCGTCAGAACAAACACAAGGGTTGAATAAACAATTTGGTGGATTTTATATTATTGCAGATTTGTGTCACTATATCAATAAAAAAAATGGTGGATATTCAAAACTTGTGTTGGTAAGAGATTCTCTTGGCAAAAAAGGATCTCCAACTCCTCTCTAAATAAATAAACAATATAAGCACTAAAATGGATAGTGTAGAAAAGCATATTCAATACGATAAGAAGATACTTGATGACCCCCTAACTTCTCCACAAGCTCGTCGTCATACAGAAGAAGAGTTGATCGCATTAGAAAAGTGGGTTGAAAATCATCCAGAAGACCATCACAATCCATCATCATTAGAATTATATTGTGATAGTAATCCAGAAGCACCAGAATGTAGAGTATATGAAGATTAATTATGACTGAAGGAGCATTATTTAACTCAGGATTTTTGGGGGCATCATTCAATTGGTGGGTTGGTCAGATTGCTGACGATTCTACTTGGCGTGATAATATGCTGCCAGGAAAACATCAAGGTAAAGATGAGGTTCCTGGTTGGGGTCGTAGATATAAAGTCAGAATTATTGGATTGCACGACAAAGAGGAAGAGTCGATTGCTTCAGATCAACTTCCTTGGGCACAGGTTATGTACCCTATCACCGCAGGTGGTGGTCAGGCAAATGCAAGTGAAACTTCAAGTTTAAGGCAAGGTAATTTTGTATTTGGATTTTTCCTTGATGGTCAGGATCAGCAAGTTCCTGTAATTATGGGAATACTTGGAAACAATTCCCAGACTGCACTTGCAACAAAGATTGGAACAACGGCACAAAACTTTGCTGCAACAAGTGGATATGCAGAAGGAAAAGAACCTCCACAACAACAAGCAAAACCAAAAGTTCCTGATACTGGATTAACCACAAAAAAACCGACAGGTGCTGCACAATCTGCAGAATGTGCTCCTGCTCCTCCTGGTGTTAAGGTTAATGAATTTGGTCTTCGTCCAGATTTGCCTTTAAGTAAAGCACAATTTGCAGACCAACAAAGTGGATTGCGAGAAGCAGAAGCAAGAGGATTAACAGGAGCAAATAAAGCTGCATTTGTTCAAAAAGCAGTTGCGAAAGGAATTAAAGATCGTTGTAAGTTTGCAAATTCTCCACAATCTGGAGCAGCACCAGGAGCAACAATTGAACAACCAGATAATCCACATATCGTAACTGCGGGTGATGTAAAAAGGCAAGAGTATTATACTAAAAAAATTGTATTAGTCAATCCTTGTGATATGACGGGATCAGCATTAAAGGCAATCAAGACAGTTATTGAAAATCTTACAAAAGATATTAATAAGTATTTGGCAGCAGCAAAAAGTT